TCTGGCGCAATTGTCGGAAGCTATGCTGGTTCTGGTGCTTCTATTGGAGTATCAGCTTGTAGCTCGACTACATTTACTCCAGGAACTACTGGTTGTTCAGCTTTAATGGCAACCTGGGCTCCTAGTGGATCTACTGCTGGTTTTGGTGCCTCTGGACTCTACGCTTCGGCTGTAAGAGTTTATGGTGGAAGCGTAATTTTATCAGGTACAAACTCTGCTGCTTATAAAGTGGAATCCTTACATCCTGGAACGGGGTATAATGGTGGTACTAAGACAGATGGAACTGCTAGTGGTAATACTATTACTGCTGCTGATTTAGGTTCACAAAACTTTAATATTAATGTTAATCAAAATGGTATTACGGATGAAACTTTCAAGTGCAGTTTCGTTGGTTCGGGTGCGTTCATTGAAGATGTTATTAACACTGGAGAAACTAATACTACTTCTGATATCATTAAAGGTAACTTGCTGAAGGATGATGCTGATATTGCCGCAGCCAAGCTTGATAATTATACTGGTACACTTGGAAGCCTTTTAGCTACCAACACCTTTACTATTACTTCTCGTTGGTTAAGCCCAGCTAACTCGCCAACGGGCACTGCTGCCCCAGAAACCCTCACAGAAACAACCACAGGTGGTACTGGTAGTAGATTCAATAAAGTGGTTCCCAATACTGGTAAAGCTTTAACTGGTGGTTTGAATGGTGATGAATCTGGAACTGCTGCTGCTGCGCTGATTGGAGATGCTTCTGTTGATCCTAAGACGGGAATGCAATCACTAGATGATCCTACTCTTAACATTGGAATCGCCTTAGTACCTGGAATTCAAACTCAATCGGTTCAGAATAATCTTATTACTCTGGCTGAAACTACTCAAAACTTCCTTGCTCTTGTTTCACCTCCTGTTGCAGTGGGTACGGTTCAGGATGCAATTGATTGGAGTAACGGTAAGTCTTCCTCTACTGGTGGGTCGAGAACCGCTGCGATTAATAGTTCTTATGCTGCTATCTACTGGCCTTGGGTGAAGGTGTTCAGTACCTTTGACGGACTTGATCGCTGGTACGATCCTGCGATCTTCGGAGCCCGTCAGATGGCTTTCACGGACGCTGTGGCTGATAGCTGGTTTGCTCCTGCGGGATACCGTAGAGGTCGCCTCACTAAGCCTACAGAGGTCGAGGTCAAACTGAACCAAGGTGATAGAGACAGTCTTTACAGTGGAGGAAATGTTGTTAACCCAATCGTTTCCTTCCCGCAACAAGGCATCACTATCTTTGGTCAAAGAACCTCTCAAAGATCTGCTACTGCTCTGGATAGAATTAATATCCGCAGACTAATGATCTACATTCGCAAGGTTATCCTTGCAGCTACCCAACGGTTTGTTTTCGAGCCTAACGATGAGTTCACTTGGGCACAAATCGAAGGTGTTCTGAACCCCTTCCTCGATGATATCCGTAGAAGAAGAGGCATCACCGAGTTCCGTGTTGTTTGTGATGAAACTACTAACACTCCGCTTAGAATTGATCGCAACGAACTTTGGACTAAGGTTCTCATTAAGCCTACCAAGACTGCTGAGATCCTCATCTTCGAAATCAACCTAACTAACCAGTCGGCTCAGTTAGGATCACTTTAAGGAATTAAATAATGGCAACATCTTATTACAAGACTAAATACGACCGAAATTTCACCCCTGGTCAGGGTCTTCCTACCATCTCTACAGATCTAGATTCAGTAAGGACATATCAATTTGAGATTCACTTCTTTGGGCTTCCTGAAGATATTACGAATCAACCTGATTTAACTCTTGCTGCTAAGAAAGTTGGTGGTTTGGAAATGAAGAACGAGGCAATTGTTGTTGATCGCGTTAACGATAAGGTCCATTATCCTGGTAAGACCACCCCTGGTGAGCTTACTGTGGACTTTGATAACCTATACCTTCGTGAAACTGCTTCTGATCTTTATCGCTACTTCCGTCACACTTATGATCCTCTCACTGGTGAGATGACAAAGAGCGCACAGCCTGGAGGTACTGCTGGTCAGACCTTTAAAGCTGATAAAGTTGAAGTGGTTATGTTGGATAACACCATGACCCCACACTCTACTGTGGAGCTTTACGGTGTTTATCCCACTAGTTGGACCGCTTCAGAGTTTAACTATTCTACGAACGCATTTCACCAACTGACTGTGAACTTCAAGTATGATTTCATGAATGTTTACGACTACGCTAACCCAACATCCTAATCAGGAGGTGATGTTTAGGTATCTAAGGGCTCAGTCTGTTACTGCAAGCAGACTGAGCCTGATTAACTTGGCTATTATATAATATGGATTACTTCTCAGACCTAATGGAGAGTTACGAAAAGCTTAAGAAGCGTACATTCAAACTTACTTATATCTCAGAAGCAGAGAAACCCCAAAAAGTCAAACCTGACAATGGAAAATCCAGTCAGGAGGATGTAGATGCTGCGTCTCAGAAAGACGCTGAAGCTAAAGCGCAAGAAGTTATTGCAGCAGGGGCAGTACAGAAGCATGATCCATCTAAACAAGTAAAGGGGGGCGAGCCCTACGCTTATTTAGGGGTTAAAACTAATAAAATTAATTTAGTAGGAGGACCTGTAGGTGCAGGGTGGCCGAAACCTATAGCAGACGCAGGAGGAAATCCAGATGTAAGCTCAGAAGCATGGACAATGCTTGTTAATTGGTTTAAAGATGGGGGTGCCGAAGAATTAAGTAGAGAGCAAATAGAAGCGGAAGAAGAAGCTGCTCGATATGATGCACTAGCAAGGCCAGAAACAATTTTCTTAGAACAGATAAATAAAGCAACTGGGGAAGCTGTATATAATATTGATAAAGATAATGATAATAATATTAAGGGTGCCATAGAGGCTATAGAAGACACCTACGATGATTTAAAGGATTTTTGTCTTGCTATAACAACTAAACCTAAGCCTAGGTATTGTGAGTCTCCTGGAAGATATTTAACGGGTCAATCAGCAGCAGCCTTTGGTTATAAACTAGCTAACGGAAAAGCCATAGGCCCAGACGGTGAGCAGGAACATATTCATCCTGGATTAGTAGTTACAGCAGCACGGCATCATAGAGATTTTATGAAATTTCTAACAGGTGAAGGGGATTGTGATACAATTAGTAAAAAAGTTGGTACTTACGATGGTAAGTTATTTTTATTTGGGGATAACCAAGAAACAGGGGTGGTAATTAACACCAAAAATGCTTTACAAAGGGACGCTTTAGAGGCTCTTAAAAAAACTTGTAAAGAAGCTTATAAAGAAAAGGCTTTAACAGGACCAGCATCTAAAGGAGGACAGAATTTAAATACAATTAGAGCAACTGTTGATGAGAAGTGTATGATTGCTGCTGTAAAGCTTGCAGAGGCAGGAACCGATCCAGTTAAAAGGGATGCTGCTATGAAAGATATAGCTGCTTACATACGGGAAAAAGGACAAAAACTTATAGAGTATGCAAAGGGTAAGGTTACTGAAGAAGATGCATATAAAACTTTTGAGCTTGATTCTGAAGAACAAATCCTTATGGAACAAGCTGAGATGGCTTCAACAGATGGCGGGAAACCCTTAGTTAGATATACCATGATGACCATAGCCAGACACATGGCTTTTGCTAAAGCTATGGGTGCTGATTCTGCTGGAGATTTGAGTAAAGGAGGAGGCTCAGGAGGGAGGAGTGATACTGTTTTGTACTACAGTAACACACCTGATGGAAAAGCCAGGGCTGATGCAGCGGCAGAATTACTGGGGCTGGAACCAGCACTAGCAATCACAAAAAGTGATGATCCTAATTATGGCTGGGAGCTAGGTGTTGGTCAAAAAGATAAAATGGATAAGCTGGGAGATGCTAAAATTGGAGAATACAATACTAATGCAAGAAGGAGAGCATCTATTCGTGGGGAGCTTGGCCCAAAAGCGGCTGAAGATAAAAAGTTCCAGGAAGGCTTTACTGAATGGGCAGACGAACTACAGTTTGGTGATATTACACAGGGTGCAGGAAAGGAACGCTGGGATGCATTCTTGGAGTTTGAAGAAGAGTTAGAAGCTGAGGTAGCTAGTCTAGAATCCACAATTAATGACGGTAAAACCTATACAGTTGATGGCAAGATAAAATCTGTTCAACCTGATCAAGCCTGTGCTGAGTTGGAAACAATTGTAAAGGATAAGTTATCCTATGACCAAGCGGTAGATACTGAACTGGGTAAAACTTTTTTACAGGATGTAAATTTTAAAAATGCAGCAGATAGAGGTAGGGCAGCGGAGTTAATTGGTAGACAAGCTAGACTTAGGAAGGTCCAAAAAGCTCTAGCTGATGCTAGTGATCCCAAAACACAACAAGCTGCAAGAGATTGGGTTATTAGAAACGCAATTATGACGGGAGGAAACTATAGAGATATAGTTACGGATATAACCTCTCATGATGATAACAAATCACTCGTTTTCCGACACAATGAAATATTTCATAAGATGACAGAGGCTAACAATGCTGATATAGCAGCACGGGCAGAGGGGAAGACAATAGAGGACACAGTTATTATTAGTCCTGTGGGAAGTGACCTACTCAAGCTTCAAATAAGTGTTGGTGGTATTTCCTGTAAACTTGGTTTTGAAGGCACTTGGAGCGGAAGTGAAGCCAACCCTAAAACAGGAAAGCCTGATACTAGAAAAAGAGAGACACGCACAGTTTGTGATGTTGACCTAGAAAGTATGAAAAGAATGGGAACAATATTCGAAGGACTACCAGAAAAGGGCCTAAAAGATGATACAGAAGAGGGCCTAAAAGATGATACTATGTATCAGTACATGGTGGGACAGATGAGATTACTTGAGACTTTGATCAATCAATCCAAAAGTAATCAAGCTCTTTAAGGAGATCATCAAAGAGGTATACTCTGTATGTTTTTTCTTCTTTGTGTATCTCTATGTAATTATTAGATTTATATAATATATTATAGGGGACTATAGCCAGGGTTTTCTGTCTATCTTGTTTAAATATTACCATTGGTATCTTGTGGCATTTTTCCGAATCTTTTTCACATTGATCTACAAATTTCCAGAAGTCTGAACTATTATTATATAGACTGTATAAGTTTTCTTTATTGTATCCTTTCTTGCACTCTATACAATACTTAAAGTTTAGTGGTGTGATCAAGTCCCCATAAATTTTAAGGTGGTCTGGGAGCGCGTGTGTGGTAGCGAAGGCACCCGATCCAGGAGTTCTTGAAAATTCTGTGGTGTTGAATCTATCATTAAGTATCTTGGCTACGGACCTTTCAAACGAGGACCCCTTAGCCCTGCTGTTTACCCTTTTCTTTTTCTTTAACGCAGAAAAATCATAATTGTCTTCCATAATTTATCACCTACACTATAATAGTTAGATGGATCCCGAGCAAACAAGTATTAAGCTGGATGTCAGTCAATGGAGAATTCGTATAGATGAGCGGAGTAAGGATCGTATGAAACTACAAATTAAACTTTCGAAGGATGAGGCTATTGCCTTCAAGAATTTTGCTGATGTGTGTAAGCCTCAGGAGATTACTGACGCAGACTTTATCAAAACTGTCTTCGTGACAGGCATCGAAGCACTTAACAAGCAGCTATCAGACATGGTACAGAAGTACGCCTCAGAGAACAAAGAGGAACTGGCTGCGTCAGGGATCACCGTGATTGAGAATGATGACGGTGAAGTTAAGTTAGCCGAGACGGCAGTTCTTGAACATGATCTTTCTGGGGCTGCACCCACAACTACTCCTGAAAATTTTATGGACCGAGGTTCTATTAAGAAGACTCTTAACGAGGATGTTATTAAATCCAAAGAACCTAAGAAATACGAAGGCTAATGTATAAATTACACTTCCTTAGAAAAGAGAATGATCTGAATAAGATCATTAGATCCTACAAGAAAGATAGGACTCCCATTAACATCTTGTTTGTTTCTTTATGGGACAAGCATTCTAATACTTTGATAGACAAGCTCAAAGAAAAGTATAAAAATGTTGATCGAGGCCAACCCGTCTACATTGTAGACAGCTTCCGTATGCCACACAGCTTTGTTATATATAACACAACGAAGCTACCTCACCTTGTACGCCTAGCTAAGAAGGGTATACATTCAGAGGATTATTTGTCGATGGTGATGAAAAATCTCAGGGTTGTATAAAATCATCCTTCTTTCTTTCGATATAGTTGTCGATTTTTTGCCTGTATTTTTTGTCCCTAGTGTACATCAATTTTAGATTATTGATTACGATGGTTGTAAAATAGTTGAACGCTGTTCCCTTCCTAGGCTTAAAGTTTTTAACAGTCTTGAGAACTAAGGCGAAACATTCTTGCTTCGCATCATCAGGATCTACCTTGAATCTAAAAGATTCAATTATGTTGGTGATCAATAGATCAAATAAAGAAACTAGATCATCCTCGTAAGTTTCTGGGTCTTGCTGGTATAATAGGATGATCTCTTCAAATCTCTTGTTATCTATGTAATGATTTTTCATACCCTATTATAGCCATGTTCGATCTTGATAAATTGTACGCAGGACACAAAACCCATGGGGATAATCCTTTATGTGAGGGGTGTTCCGTTCTGGAGAAAAGTAAACCCTGTCATTCAGTCATGGACTATGAGGATCTTGAAGAAGCTCCTGTTTTGTTTCTCTCTGATTCACTTAACTATAGACTTGGAACTATATCTCCTTTCTCAAAAGTTGAGATAGCTTTAATTGATGATTGCTATAAGGAGAACTATAAGATGGCTGCGTCTGTTAAGTGTCCTTCGGTTAGAGAAGCAGACATGACTCCAACAAATATGGGCCTGTGTCGCAACCATCTAGAAGCGACTATAGACAAAGTAAAACCCAAGCTGGTATTCCCTTGTGGAAATCTAGCTATGAAGATGCTAATCAAGAAGAGTGGCATCACAAATAAGAGAGGGAAATCTTATGAATTCACTACTGCTAATGGGCATCGCTGCATCGTTGTGCCTCTTTTTCATCCTTACTCCTGTATTAAAGAGCCTCGTCACACAGCCTTGTTCAGAACAGACATTCAAAATGCGTATGAAAAATATGTACTTGGCAAAACAGTTGACGGGAACTTTACCTACAAGGTCCTCACTAAGATCGAAGAGGTTAAGGAATTAGGTCTAAAGCTAAAAAATTCGTATGAGACAATAGCAATCGACACAGAGACTACAGGGCTGAACTTCTTGAAGGATAGTATTATGACGATCTCCTTTACTTCAAAGGATCAGACCTGGGTTATCCCCCTGGATCATAAGGACAGTCCGTTTAGGAAGGGGGAACCCCACTACGCAGAGGTCTGGGTTATTCTTCGCCGCATCTTAGAGAACCCAAAGAACAAGAAGGTATTCCACAACGCTAAGTTTGACCTAAAGTTCTTGATTAATTATGGGATTTACACTAAGAATGTGTGGGACACTAAGATCATGCATCACTTACTGGATGAGAATATGCCTAAGAGTTTGATGGATCTTACTAAACTTTACTTCGCTAACGAGTTGGAGGATCTTTAGGTTCATCTTCGGTGCTATTCCCAGACAGTTTTCTTTTAATCCAATCCTTAAACTTCTTAACACCGCCAGCTACATTAAACATACCAGGAACCTGTTGGTTTGCTGCGGGGGGTTTTGGGGGTTTCACAACATCATCAAAACTTTTCCTTTTCGCTCTCTTTTTCTTTCTCGCTTCTCTTTCCTCATCAGACCAAACTCTGGGGTTCCCTTTAGGTTCTTCGGGGTTGGGCACTCTAGCAATCTCAGCTATAAGATAACCAATACTTCTATAGGTATTCAAAACTGATTCATTTCTAGGGTCTTGTCCCCTTAACTTTTTACCTTTAGCTGCG